CACGCAGATACACGCAACCCCCGCAGAAGTGATAAAAGTTAAATAAAGGAACAAGCAGCGGATGAGCACCGGAAAATGGCGCGTGGCTGGGATACCGCATACCGGATGGGTCTGCGTCGATGTCGAAGACCTCGGTTCACCATCGATGTTTTGCGAGATGTGCGAGGTCCAGGAGATCCGGTTCGTCCACACGATGGAGCATCGGGATTACCCGGAGCCATTGCAATGCGGCTGCGTTTGCGCCGGGCACATGGAGCAGGACATGGCGGCGGCGCGAAGCCGCGACGGGGTGCTACAGGCCCGGGCCATGCGAAAAGACAAATGGTTGGAGAGGAAATGGCGGTTTTCCCAGGCCGGGAACGAGTTTCTCAACGTCATGGGGTATAATGTCGTGGTGTTTCAGCGTGGTGGCGTCTGGGCGTTTCGCGTGCTGAACCGGTATACCGACGACAGCCTGATCTCGCGTAAACCGTACCTGAGCATGGATGAGGCCAAACTTCGCGCCTTCGACGCCGTCGAGTGGATGCGGAGCAAGGGGCGATGAGCATGGTGCTCGGCATCGATCCCGGGGTGAACGGCGCGGCGGCGTTGCTCACGGTGCCGGCCCGCCGCGGCGGGGCTCACCCGACGGTGGAGCTGTATCGGGTGGCGGGCCTCGACGCGGACGGGTTGCTCGCGTTGGCGCGACGGGCCGCGCTGGTCGTGGTCGAGGCGCAGCACGCGGCGCCGCGGCAGGGGGCGGTGTCGGCGTTCACGCTGGGGCGGGGCTACGGGTGGCTGCGAGGGGTGCTGGAGACCGCGGCGGGCCTGAAGGCGGTCGAGGTGCAGCCGGCGAAGTGGCGAGGCGCCTACGGGCTTGAGGGTAAGCGGTCGGGCATCGCCATGGCGCGCGAGCTGACCGGGCGGGCGGTCATGACGCATGATCAGGCGGACGCGATCCTGTTGGCGTGGTGGGGCTGGCGGAATGTGGTTCTGTATGGTAGCTCGGGATGAATAGGATGTCTGTGGTATAAGGCGTTGATATGGCGCTCACTTTACATAATATCGACATTGAAGAAAAACCTAAAAGGGCATGGGTTCCTAATCCAAAGGGGAATCCAGGGTGGCGAAAAGGTGTTTCGGGGAACCCGAAAGGAGCGCAATTGGCGTCGGGTCGTGAGAGCCTGACCGAGCTGTGCCGAGGACGCACGGCCGAGGCGGTCGGCGTGCTGATCAGGCTGATGCACCACAAGGGTCCGCACCAGTTCGCGGCGGCGGTCGCGATCCTCGATCGGGCCTGGGGCAAGCCGACGCAACACATTGAAACCACTGGCAATTCCACGCTTGAGCTGCACCTGATCGCGGCGCGCGCGGTGTCGCAGGCGATGATTGATGGCGTGATCGAGGCCGAGATCATGGACGATAAGCCAGTCGATACGACGCCAGACCTCAATACCCAGCCGATTGAATAGCGGTGATGTGTAGCGACGCTGATACCCTGCCGATACCACGGACACGATACGAGGTATCAATCACCCCAAACATGGCGGAAATGGCTGCGTGATCCGGGTATCACCAATCCCCTGGTCACTAAGTTTAAGCCTCAACGCGGCTTCAATGCACGTGGGTGGCACGGTCATGACGAGGGTGGATCGTTCCGGGGCCGCGAGGCGCCGACCCTCCCCCCTCACGCGCGATGGGCGAATGGCACTGGCCCCTGTTTCCAGCGCTGATAAGCCTTTTTCAACTTCATTCCGCCTTCGAAACATATGTCCCATTTCCAGCGCCAATAAGCCGTTTTCAATTTCATTCCACCTCCGAAACATATATCCCATTTCCAGCGCCACGGCCCCATTTTCAACTTCATTCCACCTTCATAATGAATATGGATAAACATATCGCGGACCTGTTGTGTGACGATGTCCGTGAGCTGTGTGCCCTGGTCAATGAACAGGCCCATAACGGCAGGCTGTGGTTCATCGCCGCTACCGTTTCTGAAGCGTATTTGCAACAGGAGCTGCGCCGGCTGCATCAGGAGGTTGAACGCGTGGCGGTCTGGCTGGACTGTCGGTGAGTGAAACACACGCACCGAGCGCGGAAACCCGGCCATGGGCGCGCGATATCGCGTCCGCCCCCAATCCGTTCCACGCCGCGATCACGCGCTACGCGCGCGCTCCCGTCGCTTTCGCGCGCGAGATCCTCGGCGTCGAGCCGGATCCCTGGCAGCTCGATGCGCTGCGCGCTTTGGCGCGTGGCCACACGCGTATCGCCATCCGTTCCGGTCATGGTGTCGGCAAGACCGCGTTCGCCGCGTGGACCATCTGCTGGTTCGCCAACACGAGAGCGCCGTTCAAAATAGCGATAACGGCGCCCACCGCGCCGCAATTGTTCGATGCGTTGTGGCCGGAGCTCAACAAGTGGTTCAGGATGCTGCCGAAAGCGTGGCGGGATCTGTGGGATTATACATCGGACCACATTACCCTCAAAAGTGACGATGAATGCTTCATCACCGCCAGGACATCGAGGCCCGATCGGCCAGAGGCGATGGCCGGACTTCATTCCACCCACGTATTGCTTGTGGCTGACGAGGCGTCCGGTATTGACGAAGCGGTCTACGAGGCGGCCGGCGGCAGCATGTCGTCACAGGGGGCGATAACACTCCTCATCGGCAATCCCACCCGCGCGACGGGCTTTTTCTGGCGCGCCCACATGATGGAGCGCGACCGGTGGTTCACCATGAAGGTGCCATCAACCACCTCGGCGCGTGTCACATCGACCTTCGTCGAGGAGATCGCCAATCGTTACGGGATTGACAGCAACGCCTACCGCGTAAGGGTTCTCGGAGAGTTCCCCGAGGCCGGCGACAACACCTTGATACCGGCCGACCTGATCGACGGCGCCATGACACGCGATATACCCGCCGATCCCACGCAGCCCGTCCTCTGGGGCGTCGACGTGGCTCGTTTCGGCGCCGATGCGAGTGTCCTGATCAAACGCCAGGGCAATGTCGTGCCTGAAATGCCACGGCGCTGGCGGCAATTTGACACGATGCAACTCGCCGGGGCGATAAAAGCCGAATACGACCTCGCGATCTCCAATAAGCCCGCCCTCATCGTCGTTGACGTGATCGGCATCGGCGCCGGCGTGGTCGATCGCCTGCACGAACAAAATCTTCCTGTCCTCGGCGTCAACGTGGCCGAGGCGGCGTCCACCACCGGGCGCTACGGCCGGCTGCGCGATGAATTGTGGATCCGCGCCCGTGAATGGCTGGAAACCCGCGCCGTGCGCCTGCCCAGGGACGACCAGCTCCGCGAAGACCTGATCGCTCCGAGGTATCAATTCCTCTCCGACGGCCGTATGCAGGTCGAGTCAAAGCAGTCCATGCGCTCCCGCGGCCTGCCGTCCCCCGATGCCGCCGATGCCCTGATCCATACTTTCGCGCAACAGGGGTTGGGTATTGGTTCGGGCATGACTTCCGGCTTACATTCTTCCGTCCCCATAACGATGGATTTGTATCCCGGCGACTACGTATGACGGGCGAAAACGCCCATCAGCCGTGTAGCGCCTTCCTGGCGCGCGGCGGCGGCTTCCTCGACGGTCGAATACGCGCCGAGGCTGTGCGGAACCCGGTTTTTGACGACCCTGGCGACGAATTTTCCGTTTCTTTGGAGATAAACACCCTTCACGCCGGAAATCGTTCCGCCCCGATACCGCGAATTGGCGATATTTCCCGACGGATCGGCTTCTCTGAGGTTGTGAGGCCGGTTGTTTCCGCCGTTTCCGTCGATATGGTCGATGATCGCCGGGACCGGTGGCCCGTACGTCAGCAGCCACGCCAGGCGGTGCGCCTGAAAGCCTTCATGGTCGAGATAAATGCGGATATAGCCGCCCGGCATCACGCCCCCGGCGATGGTCCCGGCGTAGCGCGCGTTCCACCGGCGGTATTCCATCACGGCGTTGAACTGCGCGGGCGGCCTTTCGCGCCAGCGGAACACGCCGGTAGCAGGATTGTAATCAAGGCATTCGCGCAGGTAAGCAGGCGTCGGCAACACCTTCAACGCCCTGGCGGCCACGGCACGGCTCCGTTGAAAAACAGGATGGAATGAAGCCATGAGCGATACCATCGCCCCGCCGCCTGGTCCACCGGGGCCGTCGCCTCTTCCGCATATTCCCGGTCTGATTCCGCAAGGCATGCGCCCGACGGGTCTGACTTTTCCGGCCGAGCAGATGTTGGCGTTTCTGGTTAAGGCGCCGGAACGGACGCCGGTTGACGCTGATGAAAGCCTGCCGCCGACGCTGCGCCCTCACGCGGCGGGGCTGCGGCCGACCGTAAGGCCGACCGGGGCGCCATGGCAGCAGGAAATTGTTTGGGAAAAGATCGGCAAATCGGACAGCGAGATCGCCACCATCGGGCGGTTCTACTTCGATGCCGCGCGCAATTATGATGAATACCTGTCCCGCGAGCGCATGACCGCGTCCCAGTATTACGCCGGCGTGCCTGATGAACCGCTGCCCGACGGCCGGTCGAAGCTCGTGATGACGGTGGTGCGCGACACCATCCGCGCCACCCTGCCATCCCTGTTGCGCCTGTTCTGCGCCGTCGAAGATCCCGTCTCCTTCCAGCCGATCAGTACCGATGCCGCCCCGCCCACCCAGGCGAACCCGTCCGGCGGCGATCAACAGGCGACCGCGTTGGCCCGCCAGGCGACGGATTACGCCCGCTGGGCATTGTTCGTGGCCAATCCCGGCTGGACCATCCTGCACGACGCCCTGCTCGACGCGCTGACCCGCAAGGCCGGCTGGGTGCGCTGGTCCTGGGGCAAGAAACAACACATCCGCACCGAAGTCTGCGCCGGGCTGCTGCTGCCGCAGCTCCAGATGCTGTTGTCCGAGCCCGGCATCGAGGCGTCCCGCATCGTCCGCCGCCCGATGCTGCGTTCCGAGCAAGAGGCTCTCGCGAAGACTCCCGAGGGACAACTCTACCTTCAGCAAGGCGCCCCGGCCGAGTTCTGGTCGGCCACCATCACGCGCAACACCACCCAGGCTTACCCGCGCGTGGAACACATCCCCGCCGAGCAGGTGTGGATCGTCGCCGACGCGGCCAATGTCGAGACCGCCAGGGCGGTGTTTCATGTCCGCGACGTGTCGGTCTCGGACCTGATCGAGGCCGGCCTGCCGGAAGACAAGATCCTCGCCCACCGCGCCGTGGACCCCCTCAACGTCCGTCAGCGGCAACAGGCGATCGCGCGCGATGCCGCCAGCGGCCACAACCTCAAAGGCAGTCCGCCCAACGACAAAAGCATGTCCCTGGTGCGCTACGCCGAGGGCTGGTTCCGCGCCGACACCGACGGCGACAACAAAGCGGAATTGATCCATGCCCATTTCCTGGGCAACGCGCAAACCCTCGTACAGTGGGAGCGCGACGATGAAATCCCGCTCGCCTGTTTCACCCCCTATCGTGAACCGGGGCGGGTGATCGGCAGCTCGCAGGCCGACATGGTCATGGACCTGCAACGCGTCGAAAGCCGCGTCATGCGCGGCGTGCTCGACAGCCTGGGGCAATCGATGTTCCCGCGCACGGTGATGGTGCAGGGTCAGGCCAATCTGGCCGACGTGCGCCAGACGGCGATCGGCGCCATCATCCGCGTCGCCCAGGCCGGCGCGGTGACCGAGTTGGTCAAGCCGTTCACCGGTAAGGAAGCTTTACCTATCCTTGAAGTGCTCGAAAGCGTCCGCGAATCAAGAACCGGCATCACCCGCGCGTCCAGCGGCCTGACCATCGATGAGCTTCAGTCCACCGCCCCCAACGCCATCAGCCAGCAGGCGAGCGCGGCGCAGGATCGTCTGGACATGGTCGCCAGAACCCTCGCGGAGACCGGTCTGGCGCCGCTCTATTCGGGCCTGCTCAAAATGCTGGCGCGCCAGCAGGACCGGCCCAACGTGATCCGCATCCGCGGCCAGTGGATCCCGATCGACCCCAGAGCCCTGGCCACGATGTGGGAAACCAGTGTGAACGTCGGCGGCAAGGGCATGCCGCACGAGCGCCTCGCCATGCTCGGCCAGATCGCCGCCAAGCAGGAGCAGTTGATCCAGATGGGCGGGCTGGCCAACCCGCTGGCCGGCGTGCCGGAATACCGCAACACGCTCGCGCGCATGCTTGAGACCGTCAACATCGCTGACGTGTCCTCTTACTTCAAAGCCTTGCCGCCGGACTTCCAGCCGCCGCCCACCCCGCCGCCGCCACCGAATACCGACCTCGTGCTGGCCGAGGTGCAAAAACAGAAAACAGCCGCGGATGTCGAGAACGATCGCGCCAAACAGCAGACCGACCGGGCCGCGCTGCTGCTGCTGGACGATCGCGAACGGGACAAGGCGGCGCTCGACGCGTGGACGAAGGCATGGGTCGCCGGCGCGCAATTCGGCACGCCCATCCCGAGCTTTGACGAGTTCAAACAGGCGATGAAATCGGCCGCCCCGCAGATCGCCATGTTGGCGGATCTGCCCTCGCCCAACAGCCCGGCCCCGCCGGCCACCGGCGCGCCACCGCAGCCACCAAAGCCCCCCGGGCCGCCCGGCCCCGCCCAACCCATGCTGGGCGGCCCCCAACCTCCCCGGCCGCCCATGATGCCGCGCACGGGTAACCCAATACCGCCGCCGGGCCCGCCGGCCGGCGGCGGGCCGGACCCGGCCACGCAGGCCGCCATGCGGGCCGCGCTGGCCACCGGGCGGATGCCGACGGCGTACGGCCAGCTCGCGCAAAAAGCCGCCATGAGCCCGCTGCTCGGCCCCGGCGGGCCGCCGCTGCCACAACCCGGGCCGGGAGGGCCGGCCTGATGCAATGGCTCGCCGCGGGGCAGTTTCGCCCTCTTACTGAAGAGGAACGAAGGCTGCGTGAGCAGGCGGAATGGCGGCACGCCCTTAAAATGAACCAACCGGCCGCCCCGGCGAAGGTTGACGCCCGATGCTCATCGTCCTGATCGTCGTCTTGTTGCTGGTGATGCTCGGCGGCCTGCCGCACTGGCCCTACGCGCAAGGCTGGGGCTACGGATATTACCCGTCCGGCATCAGCCTGCTGTTGATCGTGATCCTGCTGATCTTCCTGCTGCGGGGTTCGATCTGACATGGCCCTCACCCCCGCGCAGCTGCAGCTTTCGCGCGCGGCGCGGCGCATGCTGGACGATGACCAGTTCCAGGCCGTGCTCGACAACGTGGTCGCCGCCGCCGCCGGTCACGCGCTGTTTCTCGACCAGCCCGACGCGCGCGAGCAGGCGCGCCAGATGGTGATCGCGGTCAGCCGCATTCGCAACGAACTGCAGGCCGCGGCGGAACTGCCAGAGGACGACAGGACCGCCGATGTCCTCGCGAGGAGCATGGAGTAACCCGCCATGGCATCGTTGCTCGACCCCCCGACGGATACTGACACCACGGACTATACCAATCCGGTCAGCGCGGCACTGGGTGACCTCTACAGGAAGGTCACCGGCTACATGAACGGCAAGCCGGAAATGGCGTTTCGGTATGCCAACAACCCCATCGGAACCGAGACGACGCGCCCGGAGCAGACGGTGAGCATGCCGGACCCGTCTTTCCGCCCCGGCGTCATGTTACCCGGCGGAACCGCGCCGGTGTCGCGTGAGACCATCGATGCGTTTCGCGCCGGTTCGGAGGACCTCTACAATCAGGCGTCATTGCTGGGCGGCAGCCGAGGCGTGTTCGAGCCTCCCGGTGGCGTGGGTGGTGCCGTCACGCTGGCCTCGCGCCGTCCATTGGCCAATCCGCCGCCCTCGACCCGTGGGTTGCTCGGTGTGCCCGCGCCGCCGTCTGAACCGCCGCCACCATTCTTCATCAATTACCACGGCTCGCCGCACGAGTTCCCGCCGACCGCGCGTAATCCGCTGGGCGAGTTCGATCCGGCGAAGATCGGCACCGGGGAGGGCAATCAGGCGTTTGGCGTGGGTGCGGGGTATACAGCCGATGCCGAGGGCGTGGCGCGGGGGTATCGGGATGCCATTTCAAAGATGCGAAACCCGATGACGATCGCACCCGAGTTCCGAGCCGCGTTGAACGCGGAAGACAATCTTGGTTTCGATACGTCTGGGCAGGCTGTCGCCGCGATGCGGTCGCATCCCGACTGGCCCACCCGGTGGGATGTGGAAAAGCCTGATGCTTTGGCCGCTCTTTTTGATGCTCACGAGGCAGTCAGGGCAGCCAGTAAAGGCCACATGTACGAGGTCAAGATCAACGCTGACCCGGAACATTTCCTGGATTGGGACAAACCGCTGTCGGAGCAGCATCCGAAGGTTCAGGCGGCACTGACACCTGAAGCCATCGGCCTGACGGCGTTCGGCCCGGTTGGGCCAAAGGGCTATTACGGATGGGCGGATGAGACCGGCAAGCGGATCGGTCCATCGTTGCGGACAGGTTCACCCGGCCCGCTGTTCGATCCAAAAGCAACCGGGCAGGACATCTATCGAACGCTCCACGATAATCCAACCGCCGCCGCTGAAATGTTGCACAAGGCAGGCATTCCCGGCATCCGCTACCTCGACGCGGGCAGCCGCGGCGCGGGCGAGGGCAGCCGTAATACGGTCGTCTTCGATCCGACCTCGATGGAAGTCATCCGCCGCTACGGCGTGGCCGGCCTGCTTGGTGGCGCCGCCGCCGCCGGCTCGCGGGTCGGCGCCGACGGGCGACAGGAACAATAAGCATGTCTGAATCAACCACCGCCCCCGCCCCCGCCGCCGCCCCCGGCCCCTCCGAGGGCGTGTCCAGCCCGGCGCCGATCACCCAGACCCCCATCAGCATCTCCGACGCCGCGCGCCTGCTGAACAGCCAGCGGCGGCCTGCTGAAAGCGCCTCTCAGCAACCCAGCACGTCGGTTGACGCCACGCGCAAACCGTCCCCGAATGAAGCGCGGGCGGCGGCTTCGGCCGCTCCCGCCGCGCCGGCGGCACCCGCCTCACCGGCGGCCCCACCCCTGCCCGCCGGGCTGGCGGCGATGGAAGCGGCCCTGGGCCTGCCCGGCGCCATCACCCCGGCGCCCCCAGAGTCCACGCCGCCACCGGCAGCCGCGGCGCCGATGTCCGGCACGGTCGAGATCGACGGGCGGCACTACACGCCGGCCGAGCTGCGCGAGGCGATCGGCAAAGCCACCGACTACACCAAGAAAACCCAGGACATCGCCACGCGCGATCGGCAATTGCAGGAGCAGGCGCAGGCGCTCGCCCTGGTGCTGCCGCACATCCAACCCGAGCTCGAAAAACTGTATCAGACGGTCAATCAGCCGTTGCAACGGCCGGATCTCGCGCTGCTGGAGACCGACCCGCGGCAGTATTTCCACGCCCAGGCGGCTTACGAGCGGGCGGTGGCCGAGCAACAGCGCATCGGCAACCTGAACGTGTTGCAGCAGCAGGCGCAAAACCGCGCCATGGAGCAGCAGGTGGCCGCCGGCAACGAGCAGCTCGCGCGTGAAATGCCGTTCTGGGGCGATCCGCAGCAGCGTCTGGCGGCACAGCAACAGATCGTGGAGTGGGCGACCTCCAAAGGCGGCTACACGCGCGCCGAGCTGTCCGGTCTGAGCAGCCCGCATCACCTCAAGGCGATGATGAAGGCCGCCTTGTTCGACCGCTGGGTGGAATCGGCCAAAACCGGCGCGCCAACGCAGACCGTCGCCGTGGCGCGCGGCATCGCCCCGCCGCCGGCGCCGTCCGAGCGGGTGCGGGCCGCCACGGACGCGTTTGAGCAAAAGGCGGACTTCAGGACGGGCGCCGCTTTGTTGGCGGCGCGGCGCGCGGCGCAGACGAACGGCTCGGCGCGCTAGCTCTGTTACAATTAACCGTCGGGAAATCTTACATAGGCGTCATCCGGGGAAACGTGCTTCGCTGGACCCTCTCAACAGGGGGACATCATGCGAAAATTCCTGCTCGCCGCGACGATGCTGACCGGTCTCGCCGCGACCGCCAACGCCACTCAAATCATTGCCTTTGGTCAGACCTCAGACACCAACACGCTGACCGCGACCGCCAACGCCGGGGGCACCGCCACGACGCTCAGCACCGACACGGCGATCTCGATCACGCAACTGTTCGGGAATGCTCCAACCACCGGCTTTTTGGACCTCAACGCCACCTCAATCGACGCGGTGCAGAGCATCGGCCCGGCGCTGTTGCAACACTACAGCGGCACCTTCAAGATCACCTCGCTGGCCGGCGGCGCCGGGACCAATTTCCTCTCCGGAACGTTCTCGGATGCCGCTTTTGGTCTCGCCACGGGCGAGCAACTCTCCATCAACGTCGCCAACCCACCCGACACGCTTAGCCTCACGTCAGGCGTGATCGCGCTGGCCGATCTCGCGGCGCCGAACACCTTCACCTTGTCGCTGTCCAACCTGGCGCCCGCGTTGAGCCTCGACAATGCCACCCTGGCGAGCTTCACCGCGTCCTACAGCGGCGTGGCGAGCGCCACGACGCAGGCGGTCCCGGAGCCGGTTTCCCTGGCGATCCTGGGCATGGGCCTGCTAGGTCTGGGGGTAATTCGTAAAAAGACCTG